GCTCGTGCACTTGACCACCCGCCAGAGGGGCCGGTACGCGAGGCACCGCGCTACACGGATGTTGACACGGCGGGCGGAGCGGACTTGCCAGCCGATGAAGGCGATTCAAGGCAGCGTATGCTTGATGATGACAGTGCGTGGACTTAGGAGATAGCAGATGGGCACGATTGTTCAGATGTCGAGCAGTGACCTGCACGCCGGGCATTCCGACCACGGCGACAGAACCTACGAGGTCGGTGCATGTGTTGGCTGCGGCTTTACAACAAGCGAGATGTTTCTCGGTGCGAATGGCAAGGTGTACTTCAAGTGCGGTGGGTGTATCTCCAAGAACCGCCATGGTGATCGGTACGGGAGAGGAACGATTGGGCCGCGTTCTGAGTCTGGGCATAATGCTTGACGACGATTCAGCGTGGGATTAGGAGGCGTGAGATGGCGACGTTTCAGCCGGGTGACCGGGTGACCATACTGGTTGCGGGCACAATCACAGACGTGTTCGACGGCGACAGTCAAACGCCGTCTTATGCGGTCTGTATCTGCGGCAATCCGCGCCGTCAATGCGTCTGCGGCGACACGGTTCCGTGCGTGAGCCCAAATCAAATGCAAAGACTGGAGGACTGAGAATTGAGTAAGTGCGATAGGCGGGTGTCCTCTGCGACAATCGGGTGTGGCTGGTGGTGCGCGCGCTGCGGGTGCTTCCACGATAGCTCGGCCTGTCCGTGTTGGCCGCAAGAGACATCTGACGTGAATACGAGTCCATTCATAAGCAAGAAGTCTATCACCTGCCCGCATTGTGGGAAGGATATTATAGTTGCCGAAATACCGTGACATCACAACAAGGAGGATTGATCGATGTTCAACAGAATCAAGGCGATATTCGGCGGCGGCGCGGGCGGCGTGACGGCGGACAATATCCTGCGGCTCGTTGAGGGCTCGCGCACGGCACGGCGCACCGACCCCGATGCCGTGATTCGCAAGTTCACGGGCTGGGTGTATGTCTGCGCCAGCCGGAACGCGGCGACGGTCGCGAATCAGGAATTGCGGCTGTTCACTGTCGGCGGCGTGTCCGAGCAGGCGCAACGGTGGTACGGGGCGAAGGCCATCGAGCCAGCACAACTCAAGTACCTGCGCCGCACGACGCGGCACAAGGCGCTGCCCGAGGAGAGCGTTGAACTGCTCGATCACCCGGCCCTTGACCTGTTGCGGCTGGCGAATCCCAAAGAGCTTGGCTTCACGCTGCGCGAAGTCACGACGCTGCATCAGGAACTAATCGGCAACGCCTACTGGTATCTGGAGCCGTTCACGGACGCCGTGCGCAAGGGCCAGCCGCAAGCCATCTGGCCGCTGTTGCCGAACATGGTCAAGATCGTGACGAACCCCAAGGGCACCGAAGTCGTCGGCTACCTGTACGGCACCGACCCCAGAACCCAGATCGCGTACAGCGCCGACGAGGTTATCCACTTCCGCTACCCGAACCCCACGGACAGCCTGTACGGGCTCGGCCCTGCGCAGGCCGGTATCATGGCGATCAACCGCAAAGAGTCGATGGACGAATATCGGGCCGCGATGTACGACAATAACTGCCGCCCGGACTTCGTCGTGACGGTGCCAGAGGACACCGACCCCGACAACATCAAGACGCTCTACGCCGAATGGGACAAGCGATTCAAGGTGCGCGGCAAGCAGTTCGGCAAGCTGGGCCGTCCGTGGATCACGACCTCTGACAAGGCGATTCAGATGCTGAGCTTCCCGCCGAGCCAGATGCAGGACATCCCGCAGGCGAAGCTCGACCGCGACGAGACGTATCAGATATTCGGCAACCCCGTAACGATGGGCGAGATCAGCAAGAGCCGTGCCGAGGCAGAGGCCGGCGAGTTCGCGTACATGAAGCACACGATCCATCCGCGCCTCACGCGGTTCGTCCAGCAGTTGAACGAGTCGCTTGCCCCGCGGTATGACGCACGGCTGTTTTTCGCTATCGACGATCCGGTGCCTGAGAATAACGAGGCGAACCGGCTGAACGTCGAGATGCTGATGCGACAGCGCCTTATCACGGTGAACGAGGGCCGTCGCTCGATGGGCTTCGATGCGATAGACGGGGGCGATGAACTGCCCGTCTCGGAGCCGGCCATGGCCCTTACGGCGGGAGGAGGTGAGCCGCCCGCGAAGGCGGCGACGTTTCAGCACGAGCGATATGCTGCACGAGGGTGACTGCGGGTGTGCGGCCTGCCAAGCGGCGAAGGGTGTACAGCCACGGCTCACCGCTGAGGAGCGGACGCTCAAGGCCGAGGTCGTCAAGCTGCAAACGGCCCAGGGCCGCGAGATCGATGGCAAGCTCGCGGACATCGAAGCGGCGAGCGGTAGCATAGACGATGGGGCGATGCTGCTCGACGTGGAGGCGTGGGCCGACAGGTACGCCGAAGCGCTGTCCGATGTGCTGCTCAAGATACTCGGACGGGGCTGGGAGTCCGGGGCGTCAGAGGTCAAGGGCGACGTGGCGTACAGCACGAAGGACGCCGAGCCGTGGGACGTATTCAATCCAGAAATCCTGCGCTGGGCGCAGACGTACCCGCGCGAGTTCGGGCTCAAGGTCAACGCCTCATTCGCCAAGCGCATCACGCGCACCGTAGCCGCTGGCCTGGCGGCGGGCGACAGCCTGCTTGACCTGCGCAAGCGGCTGATCGGCGGGATATTCAACGGGGCGAACGTCAAGTATCGGGCGGACACGATAGCCCGGACTGAGGCGACGCGGGCGAACGCGGCGGGCCGGAAGGAAGCGTGGAAGTCGAGCGGCGTCGTCAAGGGATCGATCTGGAAGACGATCCCCGCTGAGGAATGGCCGTGCGCATGGTGCGAGGCGATGGACGGCAAGTATATCTCGCTTGACGAAGCGTACTTTCCTGTCGGCGGGTCGATGGACGTGGAGGGCGCGGGCCGGATGAAGTTCGACTACGAGACGGTTGAGCATCCGCCGCTACATCCCCGGTGCTTGATTGGTGAAACGCCCGTCATTGCCCCGCACAAGGTCGCCGGTTTTGTCGCCGCCTACAACGGCCCGGTAGTTGAGATTACTCTTGCCGATGCCCGTAGGATCACCATGACCGCTCAACACATGCTCGCCACGCCGCGCGGCTTTGTCCGTGCCTGCGATCTTCGTGAGGGCGACGACGTAATCGATTGCTCCGGCTTCAAGGGGATAGTCGCGCGTGACCCAGATGACAACTGGCAGCCATCCAGCATCAAGCAGGAAATCGAAGCGCTTGCGGAATCGGGCGGCTGCGCTCCCGTGCGTGTGCCAGTGTCCCCCGAATATCTCCACGGCGATGCGGCCTTTGTCGATTCCCACATCGACGTTATATGGGCCAATGGCCAACTCCGGGATGCCTGTTACGCCGCGCGCGGCGAGCTGTTCGGCAAAACGCTGCTCGGCTCGCCCTATGCCGAGACCGCGAGCCTGTCGCGTCAAGGCGCGGCGGCACTTGCGCTCGAACGGTTCGGTGTGGCCCTTGGCCGCCCGGTTGGCCGCCTTGGCATTGCGTCTGTTTTCGGCGGGAGTACGGCGGGACATCATGAGCTGGTTGGCCTCCGCCAGGCCACGGAGTTCGACACCAGCAGCACGGAGTTGGTTCGTGATGACGTGACGGGAAACGCCGAGGCGGTCGGCAATGCATTTCACGCTATCGCCGCTGAGGTAGGCACCACGAAGATCAGCAACATCAAACGGCTCGATTTTTCTGGTCACGTTTATGACCTCCAAACGTTTTCTACATTATACATCGCCAATGGTATCTTGTCAAGTAATTGCCGGTGCCGGGAGAAGCCCGTGCTGGCGGACGCGAGTGAACTGTAAAGAAACTTGACACTGTAAAAGATTTTGACGTAAAAAAGTTTGACAGTGAATCGCGTATGGTGTATTTTGTCAGTATGAAGTGGCGCATCCCATTCGCAGCGCTGAAACCCGTGCTTCCGCCAGACCTGACGGAAGAACTCAAGGCCTACATCGAAGACGACGAATCCGCCCTGGTCTGCCGCAAAGCCACTGCCGACAAGCCCAAGCCCCTAGACCCCGGTGCGCGGGAAGTCCTGCAATACGTTTCTACCAAAGACATCGACCGGGATGCCGAGATACTTGACCCCGCCGGCGCGGTGCTGACAGAGTTCCGCAAGGCACCACAAGTGCTCTGGGGTCATGACTACTCGATGCCCCCGATTGGCAGCGACCGGAAGATCGAGGCGGACGGGCACGGCATCATCGCCGTGACCAAATACGCCACGACCGCGATGGGCGAAGAAGTCTGGACGTTGCGGCGCGAAGGGCACCTGAACACAAGCAGCGTCGGCTTCATTCCGCTCAAGGCCGTGGAGAATGGCGCGGACGGCTGGGCGAAAGAGGTCGGCAGGCTCGCCGCAAAGTGGGGCACTGATCCCGTTTCCTTCGAGAAAGCGAAACGTATCTTTACCAAATGGCTTCTACTCGAACACTCGGACGTATCAGTTCCCGCTAACATCAACGCGCGCACCGTGACCGTCGGCCCTGAGCAGGAGAAGGCATGGGCCGAAGAGGGCGCGCGACTGAACGAATTGATTGTCAAGGGCGCAATCCACACCCCGCAAATCTTGGCCGCAATCGAGAAGCGGGCCGCGTCGCTGACAGCCATCGACAAGACTACGTTCGACTGCGAGTGCATCGAATGCGGACACAAGCTGGCGTCCGAGAAACATTGCGCTGACATCAAGTGCCCGGAATGCGGCGGGCAGATGCGGCGTGCGGAGCGGCCCGGCCCCGGCCAGGCTGCCACAGACGACGGCAAGATTTACGACCCGCAAGACCCGCCGGCGAACCCGGTGACATCGGTCTCGCGGATACTCATTGTTGAGAAACAATCGCAGGCTCGCGTGATCCAGGTACAGCGGGCAGACCCCGCCGATCTGGAAGCTGCGACCCGCAGGTGCATCATGCAAGTGCGTGGACAACTAGGCTGAGCGCTGACCCCGCCGTGCCGGGGAAGCATCCCACTACAACTGAGGAGATGGACAATGAAGACACTGCGTGTCCGTGTAGTCAAGGACTTCACGCACGGCGAGGGCGACGAGGCCCAAGAGTTCAAGGTCGGCATGATTCTGACCGTGGACGAGGCGACAGCCGACGAGTTCGTGAAGGCGGAGAACTGCGAAGTTTACGACCCCGAGAAGGAGAAGGCGGAGCTGGCGAAGCAGGCAGAGGCGCAGGCCGCGCTCGAAGCCAGCATCAAGAAATCGTTCCTCGCGGTGCTCGACGAGAAGGCACCGGACGGCGAGCGGAAGGTCAACATCACCGTCGGCGGCTCGCCGATGGAGAAGGACGGCATGGGCGGGTTCGCCAGCACGGCGCACTTCCTGTCCGAAGTCGTGCGGGCATGCAAGCCTGGCGCGGCAACGCCCAAGCATCTGAAGGCTTGGACTGAACTGCAAGACGCGAAGATCAAAGCGGCCAAGACAACCGGCATCAGTATCGTGATGGAAGAGGGCGACGACGACCAGGGCGGCTACCTGGTGCCCGCCGACATCGGCGCGCTCTGGATGCCGCCTGCCCTTGAGACGAGTATCAGCACGAGCCGCGCGTTCCGTATCCCGGT